GACTGGTTCCCGAGAATGTGCGAGTATGGCTTCACCGACGGCGATGATTTCAACTTACTCAAAATTGAGCGGGTTCAAAACGAGGGCGGACGTATGGTCACCCGAACGGTTGATGATGCGGTTCTCACCATCGACATGGCGAAAGAGCTTTGCATGATCCAGCGCAATGAAAAGGGCAAGCAGGCTCGCCAGTATTTTCTTCAAATCGAAAAGGACTGGAACAGCCCGGAGAAAGTCATGGCCCGCGCGCTGCAAATCGCAGGGGACAAGCTCAAGCGGCTTGAAAGCAAGGTCGAGGCCGACGCGCCGAAGGTGCTTTTTGCCGATGCGGTCAGCGCAAGCAAGACTTCGATCCTCGTCGGCGAGCTGGCGAAGCTGCTGAAACAAAACGGCGTTGACATCGGGCAGCACCGACTGTTCCGTTGGATGCGCGAAAACGGCTATCTGATTCGCCGGAACGGCACGGACTTCAATATGCCAACACAAAAATCAATGGACTTGGGGCTTTTCACCGTTAAGGAAACGGCGATCACCCATTCTGACGGCACGGTGACGGTGAGCAAGACCACGAAAGTCACCGGCAAAGGCCAGCAGTATTTCATTCAGAAGTTTCTTGGAGAGGAAGGAGCGCGCAAATGACGGTGGAAGAAATGCTTGCATCGGACAAGCCAGTGCTGACCCCGGCGGATATCGCGCCGGTACTCGGGCGGAAGCCCTATTCGATCAGCATTGCGGCGAAAGACCACCCCGAACAGCTCGGATTTCCGGTCAGCCGCATCGGAACGATCACGGTCATCCCGCGGCTTTCGTTCCTGAAATTTCTCGGATATGAGGTGGAGGCATGATCGACACGTTGTTTTTCGGCGGCATCGCCGCTGCGGTGATCGCGCTCAACGGCTGCGACTTCACGACGGGGCTTTCCGTCATCGGCGCGTGCGCGGTGTGTAAGGTGCTGTATGAGCTGCTGCCGTATATCGACAGGGGGTGCAGACGATGAGATGGCACGACAAGCGCACGAGGGAGCAGCGCAAGGCCGATGAATCGGCGCTGATTGCGGCGGCGTGCCTGGGCGCGACGGTCATCTTGATCGTGGTCGCCATCTTAGCCACCAGCGCGCAGGCGGTCGAAGCAAGCCCCGAGGAATCCTCGGTAGTCTCAGAGGATTATGACCCCGCGTGGGACATTCCCGCGACTGAAAGCGCGGTGTGCAACGACGTGTTTCTCGGCGAGTTTACGCTCACGGCCTATTGCCCCGGGCGCTGCTGCTGCGGCAAGTGGGCAAGCGGCTACACCGCGACCGGCACTTGGGCGACCGAGGGCCGCACGATCGCCGTTGACCCGAAGGTGATCCCCTACGGCTCGCGCGTCCTGCTGATCTGGCCGGACGGCACGCAGCGCGAGTACATCGCTGAGGACTGCGGCGGCGGCGTGAACGGCAACCACATCGACGTGTTTTTCAATGACCATCAGGCGGCGCGCTATTTCGGCGTGCAGAGCGCGATGGCATATTGGGAGGTGGAGTGATGTATCGGTGTGAATCCTGCGGCGCGGTGTTTGAGGACGCCGTTGAAACGCTGGTACGGGAAAACCTCGACGGCGAGCGCGGCGTATGGCTGCACAGCGTAGAGAGCTGCCCGTACTGCGGGAGCGAATTTTTGAAGGAGCAAAAAGATGAAGATGCAGAAGATATCGACGCTCGGGATGAGCCGCGAGGAGTGGCTTAAAGAGCGCAAGAAGAGCCTCGGCGGCAGCGACATGGGCGCGGTGCTGGGCCTGAATAAATACCGTTCGCCCTACACGGTATGGGCGGAGAAGACCAGCAGGATTGACGAAGAGCCGGAAAACGAGGCGATGCGAATCGGGAGAGACCTCGAGGGCTACGTCGCAACTCGATTCGAGATAAAAACAGGGTTGCGTGTCCGCAAGGTGAACTACATCCTGCGTAACGATGAGGCTCCGTGCCTACATGCGAACATTGACCGTATGGTGTTACCGGCTGGTTGGCACGCGGGCCTTGAATGCAAGACCGCGAATGCGCTGAACATGAAGCGCTATGCAGTTGGCGAATTCCCCGAGAGCTATTACGCGCAGTGCGTGACATATCTCGCCGTGACGGGGTGGGAACGCTGGTTCTTGGCGGCGCTGGTGCTGGGCAAGGGCTTTTACTGCTACCAGATCACGACCGTCCCCGATGACTATGTTCCCGGATGGTGCGAGAGCAGCGTGTATGTCAGCCCCGACGAGATTGCAGCGTTGAAACGCTGCGCCGCGGACTTCTGGCACGACTACGTGGAGGCTGACAGCCCGCCGCCGATGGACGGTATGGAGAGCACGACCGACACGATCGCAACCATTTACGAGGGCGGCGGCGGAGAAGTCGAGCTGTTTGGGCGCGAGAGACTGATCGAGCAGTATCAATACCTGATGAGCCGGAAAAAGGCCATCGAGAAGGGCGCGGACGCCATCAAACAGCAGCTCATGAACGACCTTGGTGACAATGAGCGCGGCTACTGCGGGCGCTATACGGTCGACTGGAAGGCGCAGAGCCGCCAGACGTTCGATGCGAGGGCGTTTGCCAAGGATCACCCAGACATGGACTTGAGCAGATACTACAAAACGACAAATTTCCGCAAGTTTGCGGTGAAGGAGGATAAAGAAAGATGAAGGAAGGATTGATTCAGAACGCGCAGGCGATGCAGAAAGCACCGCAGCAGAAACAGGCATCCGTCACGGCGTTGGTGAACGATCTGCTTGACCGCGACGGCATGCGCAAGCGCTTTGACGAGCTGCTTGGCAAGCGCGCGCCACAGTTTATTTCGTCCATCATTTCGATGGTCAATGCAGACAAGAATTTGCAGCAGGCTTTTTACGAATCCCCGATGACGGTCATTCAATCCTCGCTGAAAGCGGCGATGTTTGATCTCCCCATCGACCCGAGTTTGGGCTATGCCTACATTGTGCCATTCAAGAACTACAAGAAGGATATTGGCGCAAAAAAGATGGAAGCGACATTCATTCTCGGCTGGAAAGGTATGCACCAGCTCGCACTTCGCACGGGTGCATACAAGACCATCAACGTCGTGGACGTGCGTGAGGGCGAATTGAAGAGTTATAACCGTCTGACCGAAGAGGTTGACATTGATTTCGTGGAGGACGAGGACGCGCGCGAGGCGCTTCCTATCATCGGATACGTCGGTTATTACCGTCTTATCAACGGCGCGGAAAAGACCGTATACATGAGCGTCAAGGCCATCACCGCACATGAAAAGAAATTCCGCAAAGGTGAATATCAGGGTAAGGGCTGGCGCGATGATTGGGACGCTATGGCACGCAAGACTGTCTACCGTATCCTGATTGGCAAGTGGGGCGTTATGTCCATCGATTACCAGACGCGCGACGCGGGCAAACAGCTTGCCGACGTGATCGCCGCAGATGCGCAGGCAGAGGAAACCATCGAGGCCGAAAACTACACCGTGGACGAGGCGACCGGCGAGGTCATCGAAAGCGACGGTGACGCACAGTGAGCATGAATCGCGTGTGCCTGATGGGACGCATCGGGCGTGACTTGGAGCTGAAAAAGACGAACAGCGGCGTATCCGTTGTATCCTTCCCCCTTGCCGTTGACCGCAACGGCAAGGACGCGGGGACGGATTGGATCGATATTGTCGCATGGCGCGGCACGGCGGAAGTCCTTTGCAGCTACGCCGACAAGGGCCGCATGATCGGCGTTGAGGGGCGCTTACAGATGCGCGACTGGACGGACAAGAACGGCAACAACCGCAGAAGCTACGAGGTGCAGGCTGACAGCGTGTATTTCGCAGACAACAGGCGCTCGGAGGGTAACGATACTGCCGCGCCGCAATACGCCGTAGAGAGCGCCGCAGGCGGCTTTTCCGAGGTCAGCGAGGACGACGGCGAGCTGCCGTTCTGATTGGAGGGATGAAGATGCTATACGATGCACTGATTTATGACTGCGAAAGCGTCGCGGATCTGGATGATCCCACGGCGAGTGCTATCCGCATCAATGGGCTAAGCCAACGAGAGGCAGAAATCCTTTGCGATATTCTTTCGGATCACGAAACGAATATTTGCCTGTTCCCGTACAAGGAGTGAGCACATGGCAAAAAGCGGGATTGATTATTTTCCGCTTGATGTCGTATTGGATGCAAAGTTTGAACTGATAGAGGCAGAATTTGGCTTGACAGGATTTGGTGTAGTCGTTCACTTGCTGCAAGAAATTTACGGCAAGGCGGGTTACTACATTGAATGGACAGAGGAGGTTGCGCTTTTGTTCGCCCGCAAGGTCGGGTTGGGTGGGAGCGTCGTTTCCGAAATAGTAGAGGCTTCTATCAGACGAGGGATGTTCGACAAAGAGAAATATGACAAGTACCGTGTACTGACGTCCAAAGGGATACAGACGCGTTACTTCGAGGCAGTCAGCCGCCGTAAAGTTCTTGAAGTCGATTACAACATCCTTCTGGTCGATGTCGCCCAAATTTTGACCAATGTTGACATTCAAGCGAAAAATGTAAACATTCTTTCAAAAAATGCTGACATTTCGGAACAAAGTAAAGTAGAGAAAAGTAGAGTAGAGAAGAGTAAAGAAGAGTACATATTATGCGCTGAGCCGCAAGCGGCTGACGCGCCTCCGGTGATTTCTTTGCCGCTAAATGACGGGACTTTCTTTGACGTGTCGGAGAATGACAGGGCCAAATGGTCGCAGCTCTATCCGAACGTCGACGTTTTACAGCAGCTTAGAAACATGGCGGGGTGGTGCGATGCAAACCCTACCAAGCGTAAAACTCGCGGAGGGATTAAACGTTTCATCACCGCTTGGCTTGCCAGAGAGCAGGACAAGGGAGGCAAAGCCCTGCAGAATAAGCCGTTTGTCTACGACTACGGCAACACGGAGGGAAGCCTATGAACGTTGACGCATTGATCGACAGCATCGCGAAAAAGGCCGAGCCTGTACGTGATCTGGTCGACTACGAGAAAGACGGGCTGCTGTACTGCGGCCATTGCAATACGCCGAAGCAGTGCCGCATCCCCATCGGCGGGAACGTCCGCCTTGTCGGCTGTCAGTGCGCTTGCGCGGCGCGAGAGTACGAGGCGGAGAAGAAAGCACGTGCTGACCGCGAGAAGCGGTTGCGAATCGAAACGCTGCGTGCTGACGGAATCCGCGACAAGAGCCTGACGGCGTGCCGGTTCGACACGGCAACGATGAGTGACGAGATCGTCAAATGCAAGCGCTATGCCGACGCGTGGGACGATATGCGGCGCGAGAACAATGGGTTGCTGCTGTGGGGAAACACCGGTAACGGCAAGACCTTCGCGGCGGCTTGCATCGCCAACGAGCTGATTGATCGCGGAATTCCAGCGATGATTACGAGCTTTCCGCGAATCCTCAACGCGGGATACGACAAGCAGGAAATCATCGAGCAGGTGCACTATTACCCGCTGATGGTGATCGATGATCTCGGCGCGGAACGCAGCAGTGAGTATGCGATGGAAACGGTATACACGGTCATTGACGAGCGGTACAAGGCCAAAAAGCCACTGATCGTCACCACGAATCTGACGCTTGACGAGCTGTGCAGGCCGAAAGACATGACCTATCAGCGCATCTATGACCGCATCCTCGAGATGTGCACGCCGCTGGTATTCAAGGGCGATAGCATGAGACGCGACAAGGCAAATCAGCGCATGAGGCACGTCAAATCGGTGTTGGCAGGCGGTGCGCCGTGAGCGGGTATCGCGGGGGCATTTTCAAGTGCCCGTTTTACTCGCGGGACTACCGCGACTATCTCAACTGCGAGGGCGCACAAGTCAAACTGCCGAAAGAAGAACTGGACGAATACACGCGGCGCTACTGCGCCAACGAAGAATGGCGGCGCTGCCCGATCGCCCGGGCGCTGACGCTGCACTACGAAAGGACGGAGAACCGATGAGCGAAAGAAACAGAGACAAGGTAAAACGGCTTGAGCACGAGCTCGGAAGATACCAGAAAAAAGTCGGCGAGCTGATGGAAGCGAATGCAAAACTGCGGGAGGATATGAAGGGGCTGGACCAGCTGCGCATGGCGTTCGATGCTTGGACCATCCAGATCGCGCTTGCCTACGGTGAGGCAGTGAAGGACCCTGACACGGGAGAAGATATCCCACGCATGAAGGCGCTCCACCTCGAAAGGCCGAAGGTGAACCCGCTGCTTGGGGAATATGAGATTCACCAGCGCGTCGATGAGAAGAACGTGATGCATATTGCGGTTGGCCTGCGGGACGACCCGTGCGACCACAATGGCGCAAAGGAGGAAGAGGAATGAGACTGGCTATCATGGACACCAACGTGTTCAACACGATCATCGCCGCCGTAAAGGGCGCGGTATCAGCGAGCGCGAGACGGCCGATGTACAAGAATATCCGGCTGGAATTTCGCAAGAAGAACAAGGCGGTTACGGCTATCGCCACAGACGGCTTCCGGCTTTTTGTGGAGCGCGCGACCTGTTGCGAGGTCGAAGAGGATTTCGATTGCTACATCAAGCCGAGTATCCGCCTGCCACGCGGTAATTCCATGCGCTTGGAGCTGAAAGAACGGGACAAGACGGAAAGCGTGGTTGAGATCGAATGCCTCGGCTGCATCTTCGGTTTTGTTCAGCCGGTTGGAAAGTTTCTGGATTGGGAAAAAACCCTGCCCAATGAGCCGACATTCCGTATCGGCGTGAATGCCGAGTATCTTCTCTCGGCGTTGCAGGCGGCAAAGGCCAGCGTCGGCGGCGCCTTCAAGCAGCCTGCTATTCTGGAATTCCGTGGTCCAATTGGGCCCATTACGATCAAAACCAACCACGAGGACGTCAAAATGGTCCTGCCAGTGCGAATCAGGGAGGCCGACGATGGCGCTGACATCAGCTGACCTCGCGAGACTCGGGCCGCAGGCGCAGAAGCAGGTGCGCAAGGCGATGAGCAGGGAACGGCGGCAGGCAGAAAGCGTGCATTTTTTTGTTGACGGCAGGCCCGTCCCGAAGGGCAGGCCCCGCGTCACGCGGCATGGTACTTACACGCCAAAGAGCACGCGGGAATACGAGGCTGCCATACGCGCGGCGTGGGAGAGGGAAAACGTGATGCCGTTTGCCGCGGGAGACGCGCTGGAACTTGATGTTATTGCGTACTTCCCCATCCAGAAGGGGACGCCAAAAGAGCGCAGAGCAGAAATGGAGTTAGCCCCATACCTAAAGCGCGGAGACCTCGACAACATCGTCAAGGCCGTCATGGATGCGCTCAACGGGTATGCGTATCCGGATGATGCGGCGATATGGAATATTGCGGCGAGGAAAAGATACACGAATGAGCCGCCGGTCACGATAGTAACGCTGACCAAATCGCGACGCGCAAGGGAGTTTACCGATGAGCTTTGAGCATTGCCTGCATTGCCTGCCGCCGACGCGGTATCCCGGCTGTCAAGACCATTGCCCGTACTACGCGGCGGATATCGCAAAACACCGCGCTGCCCGGAAGGAAGAGCAGCGGGAAGCGCAGGAGAAAGATGATTATTTGGGCGCGCGCCAGTTCAAGACGCGGCGCGGGCAGAAACTGAGAAAATAAAGGGGGCGAAAAAGATGAATGCAAAAGACACTGCGGAGCGGATCCGTGGGCTGAGAACTTCCGCTGGCATGAGCCAAGCGAGTTTTGCCGCCATGTGTGGAATTGAGCAAGGTCAGCTGTGCAACTACGAGATGGCGCGCATCATGCCGACTATCCCGCTGTGCGAACGGATATGCCGCGCCGTCGGCATTAACCTGCTCGACTTTTTACGGGAGGATGACGAGGGGAAAAGCGGAATTCCGACCGAGGAACGCATCGGCGAGAAGGTGAAAGCCCTGCGTCTGATGAGAGGGATGAACCAGACAGAACTTGCGGAGAAGTCAGGCGTCGCAGACAGCACAATCTCGTCCATCGAGCGCGGCGAGCGATACGGTATAGTCACGACGTATCTCTATCTCGCCGAAGCGCTGGACGTGTCCATCGCGGCGCTGTTAGGAGGGGAATGACATGAGCCGATTCGTTATGAGCAAGACCCCATGGGAGCGCTGCCCGTATCCGGTCCTCAAAGCGGCGCTGGAGAAGACCGACTACAACCAGACCACACTTGCCGAAGTGACCGGGATTTCGGCGACCAACGTGAGCCGGTACGTCAAGGGCGACGTGGACGTGACTGTGAGGGCGTTTCTCGCGTTGGAGGATTTGACCGGGAAACCGTTCCGGGAGCTGTTCGGGGAATGTGAGGGGAGAAGATGAAAGTTCTGGTTGCCTGCGAGGAATCGCAGGAGGTATGCAAAGCGTTCCGCGCATTGGGGCACGAGGCGTATTCCTGCGACATTCAGGAGCCGTCCGGCGGGCACCCTGAGTGGCATATTCTGGGCGATGCGCTCAAGGCCATCGATGGGGGGGAAGTGACCACAATGGACGGGGAGACGCATGACGTCGGCAAATGGGACTTGCTGATCGCGCACCCGCCGTGCACATACCTAACTGTTACCGGGAATCGCTGGTTTAACACGGAAAGATATGGGGAAAAGGCGGTCAGACGGTTGCAGTTGCGGGAAGAAGCTGCGGCGTTTTTCCTGGCCTTTGTAAATGCCAACGTTTGTAAAATCGCGGTAGAAAATCCGGTCGGATATATGTCTACACACTATCGTAAGCCTGATTGTATTATCCAGCCGTATGAATTTGGGCACCACGCAAGAAAAAAGACTTGCCTATGGACGAAAGGCTTACCCACTTTGCGACCGACAAGCATTGTAGATGCAGGAGATATTTTGCTAGGTGGATACAGTGTGGGGGCAAGCGCAAACTATGCAAAAGACGAGACTGGTAAGATTATGCGATGGAATGACCCGCGTACGGCAAAAGTAAGGAGCAAAACCTTCCCCGGCATCGCAAAAGCTATGGCGGAGCAATGGGGCGGGGACATTAGGGAGAAAGCATGAACATCGGAGACACATACAGCTGGACGCCCGCGGCCTTTGAGGGCGCGAGCGGACTGGGTAGCTTTGAGAAATTGAGAACCGTACACGGCAGAATCGTCTACATCAACGAGGCACACCGCTACTTTACGGCGGAGGCAGAGGCCAACGGGATCAAGCTCAGAAAGAGCTTTAAATTTTAACAAAAATCAGGAGGAATTTTATCATGAACAACAATCAGGACTATATCGTTCGCTGCGACCGCGCAGGCGTTTTCTTTGGCAAGATCAAGGAGAGAAACGGCTCCGAGGTTACTATGACCGAGGTGCGTAAGTTGTGGAGCTGGGACGGCGCGTGTGCCGTGGAGCAGCTGGCGAAGGACGGCACAAAAGCACCGGGCAACTGCCGTTTTACCGTGACGATTCCGGAAATGACCGTGCTGGGGGCAATCCAGATTATCCCATGCACGGATGCGGCATCTGCGTCGCTTCGAGGCGTAAAGGAGTGGAAGAGATGACGCTTGATGATAAGGTCAAGGCATTCCTGTCAGTGAGCTCCGGCTACGGCTCCGGCTACGGCGACGGCTCCGGCTACGGCTCCGGCTACGGCGACGGCTACGGCTACGGCTACGGCTACGGCTCCGGCTCCGGCTACGGCTCCGGCTACGGCTACGGCTCCGGCTCCGGCTACGGCGACGGCGACGGCTACGGCTACGGCGACGGCTACGGCTCCGGCTACGGCGACGGCTACGGCTACGGCTACGGCGACGGCATTAAAAGTTTCAATGGGGAACCGGTCTATCGAATTGACGGCGTAAACACGCTGATTCATTCCGTGCGCGGCAACACTGCGCACGGGGCAATTGTGAACGATGACTTGACGCTCACACCGTGCTACATCGTCAAGCAGGACGGGTTTTTTGCGCACGGCGAAACGCTGCGAGAAGCAATGGAGGACTTGCGCGATAAGCTTTTTGAGGATATGCCGGAAGATGATCGCATTGAGATGTTCTTGAGTGAGACAGACCGCGAGAAAACGTATCCGACGCAGTACTTTTACGACTGGCACCACCGCTTGACCGGTTCATGCGACATGGGGCGAAAGCAGTTTGCCCATGACCACGGCGTCGACCTCGAGCACGGCATGATGACGCTTACGGAGTTCTTGGAGTTGACGAAAGACGCTTATGGCGGCGATGTGATCCGAAAAGTGATTAGTAAGATGCAGGAGGTGGAGTGATGGTTTCTGGTGAGGCATTGAAAAAGCTGCAAGAGCAGATCGCGGCGTGGCCGATGACGCAAATGAGTAAGGCTGTTATGCTGAGCATCCGCCCCAAGTGGGCGGAGAAGATTGCCAACGGTGAAAAGACGATTGAGGTGCGAAAAACCAGACCGAAGCTGGACACGCCGTTCAAATGCTACATCTACTGCACGCTGCAAGGCTGTAACGAGTTTTTTCGAGTTGACCTCGGGGGTGATGTTGCCAAGTGGAACCGCGGCAAGTGGGCAGACCGCAAGGGCAAGATTATCGGCGAATTTACCTGCGACCGTATTTACGAGCTTGAGACCAAAGCGCGCGGCGGCAGCTACTACGTCAAGGGTGAAGACTGGCTGACGGCGTGCGAAGTAGCTCAACAGTCCTGCCTTACCCTCAAAGACATGCACGACTATCTGCACGCGCAAACGGGCTACGGCTGGCACATTACCGATTTGCGCATCTACGACGCGCCGAAGTGCTTGTTGAGTTTTGGGCGGAAAGGCTTTGCAGACGCGAGCCAAGCGTCTTCGGGGGCGGAGAATGTTGCGATTGCGATAAGCGCGCGCCGCAGAGCTGGTGCTATGTGGAGGTGATGAAAGATGGCTGAATTAAAACCTTTTGCGAAATTGACAATGCTGCGAAGTCGGATTTTTGCCCGCATTGCGGCGCGAAGATGGACGGAGGAAATAGTTGATGGTTAAAGTGTTCTGTGATATGTGTGGGCGCGAGATTGACTACGAGGTTGACGGCGTGAATCTGGATTTCAATCACTACGGCGTTGTAAATTTTAAGACACCATTTTCTGCAGAGAAACAACTGTGCCTCTCCTGCGCTGCCAGAGTTTGTAACTTTGTGGAGAACTCCGCGAAGATGGACGGAGGTGACAGCGATGCGACTGATTGACAGGGATGCTATTCATTGGCGACCAGATGAAAATTGGGAGCTTTACGCTACAGCAGCAGATATTAGGGCCATCCCTATTGTAGACGCCGTGGTCGTGACGCGGTGCAAGGACTGCAAGCACAGCACATTGCCGTCCGAGCTTACCCAGCGATACGGGAAGCCGGGGACGCTGACGTGTCACAACAGACATTCGCCATGCAACAGGCGCAATGTTGGTGAGAACGATTTTTGCAGCTACGGCGAGCCGAAGGAGGGATAACGCATGGACGTTGTTGGGCGAAAGGTTGTTAAAACGCGGGCGGCTCATGTGTGCTTCGGTTGCGGGCGCAAATTCGAGCAAGGGGCTATAATGGAGCGCAGTTGCGTTTTCGATGGGACGCCGTGGACGTGCTATCTGTGCGAGAGCTGTCAGAAAGCGTCTTCTGAGTTAGGATGGCAAGACGAGTATGGGTTTGGAGACTTGCGCGAACGTTCGCTGAAAAGAACGCGCTGCGGAATGACGTAACTAAAATGACGCATAGAGCCGCTTTTGAGCTTGGGCGCGCCAATTACGCAGAATCCCACCCGTGGCGCAACCTGTGGGCGTGGGTGAAGAGAAAGCTCAAAATGGCATAAGAAGAGGCGGGGCGAAAGCCCTGCTTCTCTTTTTGCCGTGAGGGAGAACCCCTTTCTTTTCTTTTATATTTCTTTTCTTTCGGGAGAGGGTGATATATGCAGAATGTATCTATGTTGTATGTATGTAACTATACAGGGGAGAGCGCAGAAAGGAAAGAGAAAGTTTCTGCACCCGTGGTGAGAAATAAAAGATGGCGTGTTACCGTCGGAAATAGGAAGCTCGGTTCCCCGAGCGGGGATAAGAATGCTGCGCGATAAGGCCGAGGACGGGGGGCTTGCAGCATAAAAAAGAAAGGCGGTGGCGGCATGGCGAAAACTGGGCATCCTCCCAAATATGCGACGGTCGAAGAAATGCAGGCCGTCATTGACCGATACTTTGAGGATTGCAAGGGCGAGCCGATCATAGGGGACGACGGGATGCCGATTCTCGACAAATTCGGGCAGCCGTTTATCATTCATCAGCGCCCACCGACGGTGACGGGGCTGGCGCTCGCGCTTGGATTTACAAGCCGTCAAGCGCTGCTGAACTATCAGGCAAAGAAAGAATTCGTTGACACGGTTACGCGCGCGAAGGCCCGCATCGAGGCTTACGCAGAGGAACGGCTCTTCGACCGAGACGGTCAGCGTGGTGCGGAATTCAGCCTGAGATACAATTTCCGCTGGATAAATGACGAGAAGAAGGACGACAGCGGAGAGAGCGCGTGCGGTGTGGCAGAGCTGCCCGCGGTAATGCCTGTTCCGCAGGACGCGGGAGGTGATGCGAATGGCGAAGCGTAGCGTGGTATGGAAGCCGCAGCCCAAGCAGGCGCTCTTTATGAGCCGCTGGGAGGACGAGGCTCTATACGGCGGCGCAGCCGGTTAGGCGGGGGAAAATCCGACGCGTTGGTCATCGAGGCATTGCGGCAGGTGAATATCCCGTATTACAAGGCGATCATCCTGCGAAAGACCTTCCCGCAGCTTGCCGAGCTCATTGACAAGACGCTGAACTACTACCCGCGTATCTATCCGGGCGCACGCTACAACGGCAGCAGCCACACGTGGACATTCCCGAGCGGGGCGAAAATACTCTTCGGCTCGATGCAGTACGCAAAGGACAAGATCAAGTATCAGGGCCAAGCGTATGACTTTATCGCATTTGACGAGCTGACCCACTTTACGTGGGAGGAATACAGCTACCTCTTTTCCCGCAACCGACCGAACGGGCCGGGGACGCGTGTATATATCCGCAGCACGGCGAACCCAGGCGGTGTGGGGCACGGATGGGTCAAGGAACGTTTCATAACAGCAGCGCCGCCGATGAGAACTATCCGTGAGGATGCCGTCGTGCGCTTTCCAGATGGGCACGAAGAGCATCGGCAGAAGAGCCGCATCTTTGTGCCGAGCACGGTATTCGACAACAAGATATTGCTTAAGAACGACGACAGCTATTTGACGCGCCTGGCGTCGATGCCGGAGGCAGAAAAGAACGCACTGCTCTACGGTGACTGGGACACGTTCTCCGGGCAGGTGTTTACCGAGTGGCGCAATGACAGCGAACACTACCGCGACCGCATCCATACGCACGTCATTGCGCCGTTTCATGTGCCGAAGGAGTGGCCGATTTGGTGCGCGATGGACTGGGGCTATTCAAGGCCGTTTGCCATCGGCTGGTTTGCGGTCGACCATGATAGGCGGCTCTACCACATCAGGGAATATTACGGCTGCACGGGCACACCGAACGAGGGCGTGAAGATGGAACCGACGGCGGTTGCCCGCGAGATGAAACGCATTGAGGCGGAAGACCCGAACCTCAAGGGGCGGCACATCTTCCGTGTGGGCGACCCCGCCATTTGGGGGACGCAGGGCACAGAGAGCATCGGCTCGCTCTTTGAGCGCGAGCGCGTATACTTCGAGAAGGGGGATAACGCCCGCATCGACGGCAAGATGCAGCTGCACAACCGATTCGCGTTCGATGAGAACGGTGTGCCGATGCTGTATATCTTCGATACGTGCAAAAATTTCATTCGCACGGTGCCAAACCTCGTTTACGACGAAAAAGACGTTGAGGACGTGAACACCGAGCAGGAGGATCATATCTACGACATGACACGCTATGTGTGCATGGAGAATCCCATTGCGGCGCGGGTAAATAAGCCGCCGAAGCTGGTCTCGTACGACCCGCTGGACATCAATACGCCGAGCTACGACAGATATGCGTGGTTCCAACACAACTGACAGGAGGGGAAGACATGGCAGGAACGAGAAAATTCCCGCAGACGCAGCAGCAGGCCGACGCGGCTGGCGCTGCTGCGATGTTGGATGCAAAGGCGGAAGCGCCGCTTGTAGGCGCATTCCGCGACAGCGACGCGGCGATGAACAGCGGCGCAGCCATTGGCAGCAAGGAGATCGGCGACGCCGTAGAAACGCTGCAAAAGTACAAGCAGGGCAAGAGCAACTTCGAGAATCGCATCATCAGCGAGGAGCGCTGGTGGAAGCTGCGGCATTGGGAGGATATCCGCCACGGGACGAAAGACGCGGGGGAATCGCCCGAGCCTGCGAGTGCGTGGTTGTTTAACTCGATCATGAATAAGCACGCCGACGCGATGGACAACTACCCCGAGCCCGTATGCCTGCCTCGCGAGAAGAGCGACGAGGAAAGCGCGCAGACGCTCTCGTCTGTGCTGCCGGTCATCATGGAATACAACGAATTTGACAGCACATACAGCTTCGAGTGGTGGGAAAAGCTCAAACACGGTGTGGCGATCTACGGTGTGTTCTGGGACAAGGAGAAAGACAATGGGCTCGGCGACATCGCTATCGAGGGCATTGACCCGCTGAATATCTTCTGGGAGCCAGGGGTTGAGGATATCCAGAAGAGCCGCAACGTGTTTACGGTGGCGCTCGTCGACCGCGACATCATCGAGGACGAATACCCGCAGTTTGCGAATAAGCTCAGCGGCAGCAGCATTGAAACGGCGAAATACGAGTACGACGATACGGTGGACACAAGCAACAAAGTCGCCGTGATCGACTGGTATTACCGCAAGAAGACCGCAGACGGGCGAACGGTGCTGCACTACGCAAAGTTCATCGACGAGGAGCATATCATCTACGCCAGCGAAAATGACCCCGAATATGCGGAGAGTGGCTTCTACGAAGACGGCGAATATCCGTTCGTGTTCGACGTGTTGTTCCCCGAAAAGGGCACACCTGCGGGATTTGGATATACAGCCATTGCAAAGGATCCGCAGCTCTACATCGACAAGCTGTGGGGCAACATCCTCGAAACTTCAATGATGGGCAGCAAGCGCCGGTATTTCGCGAGCGAAAGCCTGAACATCAACGAAGAAGAGTTCCTTGACTGGCGCAAGCCGATCATCCACGTGTCCGGACAGATCGACGAGAGCAGGCTCCGCGAGGTAACGACGCGCCCGCTCGATTCCATCTACGCGAATATCGTACAGATGAAGATCGACGAGATGAAGGAAACGAGCTCAAACCGCGACGTGTCCAATGGCGGCACATCCAGCGGTGCAACGGCTGCGGCGGCTATTTCTGCACTGCAGGAGGCGGGCAACAAGGCGAGCCGCGATATGATTTCGGCGTGCTACCGCGCGCAGGCGAAAATCGTGAAGCTGTGCATCGAGCGCATGCGGCAGTTCTACGACGCAGCGCGCACTTTCCGCATCACGAATGAAATGCCCTACGAGTATGCGCAGATCGGCGTGAACGAGCTTGGCGATCAGGTGACGGGCGTGGACAGCCTCGGCAATGACCTGTTCCGCAGACCGGTCTTTGACATCAAGATCAAGGCGCAGAAGAAGAATCCATTCTCCCGCGCAGAACAGAACGAGCGGGCGAAAGAGCTGTATTCGCTGGGATTCTTCTCCCCAGACAGGGCGCAGGAAAGCATGATTGCGCTCGACATGATGGACTTCGAAGGAATCGACAAGATCAAAAGCCAGGTCAACGAGGGCGCGACGCTCTACAACGTCGTGCAGCAGCAGAGCGATCAACTGCAAAAGGCGCTCGCGGTCATCCAGCAGCTTACGGGACAGGACATGGGCATCGGAATGGCGGGCGGCACGCAGAGCGGTGGCTCGACACGTAAGAGCGGCAGCGGCGGAATTGAGAGCAAGAACGCCGACGCGCAGAGCGCGCAGACGCCGTACATGCAGAAGCTTGCCGAACAGTCTAAGCCGAACATGGACACGGGCAGCAGTGCGGCGATGCCGGGGGTGTAAGCGCATGACGATGGTTCACATCGAGCACGAGATCGGTCGCTACATGATCCTGTGCGAAGGCCATTCGGCGGACGAGAAATGCTGCAACTACATCACTGGCGTGATGTACGCTTTCGGTGGCTATGTAAAGAACATGGAAGCCGATGGAGAGTGCGAGGTCTATGGCTTTGAGATAGACGAGGGTGCGCCGCGCTTCCTCATCCACTGCGGCGGCGATGAGCGCATCGAGGCGGCATTTATTGCGGCCTGCATCGGGCTCAAGCAGCTTGAGGACATGAGGCCGGATGCCATTATGGTCAGTTTCGCAGAAAATTAAAAAATTTTGCTCACCCGTGGTGAGATGGAGGAAGCCGCATGTTACGCTTTAGGCGTGCGAGTGGCTTCCCCCTATTCATACGCCCGCGAGGGAGGGGCGGCGTTTTTCTTCATCTTTTCGCCGCTCTCCCCCTCCCCTGCGGGCAATGGGAAGCGCTGCACGGCCTACACGGAGGGCCGAATATCCGCGATTTGACAAGCAGGAGGGATACCATGAACCTCAAAACCACGCTTCGCGTGATCCTGAGCCTCTTTGACGGCGGCGCTGCCGCTGCGGGAGCCGCTGCCGGTGCATCGGGCGGCGCTGAGGGAGGCGCAAGCGCACAGGGCGATACCACACAGGCAAGCTCTTCTCCCACCCGGAAGGGCAAAACGGGCGAATACGCCAACGTCGTGTTCGGCAAGCAGGAGACACCTGATGATACGGGAGCCTCTTCTGGCGAGCCGAAAGGCGAGGGCGTGAAGATGCAGCAGCACGACGCCGGGGCTGCGGAAAAAGGCGGGGAAGACCTGAAAAAGGAGTTCCTTGACCTCGTAAACGGCAAGTACAAGGACGTGTACACTGCGGAGACGCAGCGCATCATCAACCGCAGATTCGGTGAAGAGAAGGCCAAAGACCAGAAAATCGCCGATTCGCAGCCCATTATCGACACACTGATGCGCCATTATGGCGTGTCGGACGGCGATATGAGTAAGCTTCGTGCGGCTTTTGAGGGCGATGCGGCGCTCAACAGCGTGCTCTACAACGCGGAAGCGGAGAGTATGGGCATGAGCGTGGAACAGTACCGCGAGTATGCGCGGATGCAGCAGGAAAACGAAGCGCTCAAACGCCAAGAAGAAGACAGACAGCGCCAGCAGAAAGCCGACGAGACTTATAACGACTGGATTCGTCAGGCGAGCGAGCTGGTCGGCACGGCGGACGCGCCGGGCGAGTACCCTGACTTCGACCTCAAGCGCGAAGTCGCGGAGAATCCGCGCTTCATTGCGATGCTGCGCGCTGGCGTTCCTGTAAAAGACGCTTACGAGGTATCCCATTTAGGCGACATTCAGGCTCGTAGCGCGGCGAAAGCTGCGGCGGAGATGGAAAAGCGCGTGATGGACAACGTCCGCGCGAAAGGAATGCGCCCAAACGAGAATGGAACCACTTCCCAGCCGGGGGTCATTGTCAAGAGTGACCCGAGCAAATTCACGAAGGCCGACCGCGCAGAGATCGCAAGGCGCGTTCGGCGCGGCGAGCGCATCGTATTCTGATGCCCGCCTAAATTTACCGACTGCAAGAAGGGAGACAAAACTCTATGAAGAAGTTCAAAGACATTTTCATTCTGCCCGTCATTCTGAGCCTGTTTGAGGGCCAGACGAACGTGACGACCGATGCCGGTCTCTCGGGCGAGATGAAGACCTACTACTGCGATACCCTGATCGACAACGCCGAACCCGAGCTGGTGCATGACCGCTTCGCGCAGAAGCGAAACATCCCCAAGGGCAAGGGCAAGGAGATCGAGTTCCGCAAGTATGATCCGCTGCCTAAGGCGCTCACGCCCATCACCGAAGGCGTGACCCCCAAGGGCCGCAAGCTGTCCATGACCACGCTGACCGCGCAGGTCGACCAGTACGGCGACTTCGTCGAGATTTCCGATATTCTCGACCTGACCGCCATCGACAACAACCTGCAGGAAGCGACGGTGCTGCTCGGCTCTCAGGCGGGCCGCACGCTCGACACCATCACTCGCGAGGTCATCAACGGCGGCTCTAACGTCCAGTACGGCGAAGGTCAGGTGACGGGCCGCCATCTGCTCGTTGGCGGCGAGGCCACGGGCAACCACTATTTCACGGTTCGCGCCGTCCGCAAGGCGGTTCGCTTCCTGAAAACCATGAACGCTCCGCGCTATGAGGGCTCCTACTGGGCCATCATTCACCCTGACTGTTCCTACGACATTCAGGATGACCCTGACTGGAAGCGCCCGCACGAGTACAAGGACACCAGCAACATCTACGACGACGAGATCGGCAAGATCGCTGGCGTCCGCTTCATCGAGACGACCGAAGCGAAGGTGTTCCACGCGGACGATCTGACCGAGGGCACACGCGACCTGACCGTCAAGAGCGCATCCGGCAAGGTCGTGACCGTAAACGAGGCCATCACCACTGCCGACGCCGCAAAGCTGGCTGGCCGTGAAGTCGTCATCGGTGGTGCGCTCCTTGAGATCGAGAGCGCCTCGGCTGCGGCTGCTGGCAGCGCAACGATCACGCTGAAAGAAGCACCTGCTGCCACCCCGACGGCGTCGACCGCCATCTATCCGGGCGAAGCCGGTGCGAAGGGCCGCAACGTTTACTCCACCCTCATCATGGGCGCGGAGGCTTACGGTACGACCGAGCTGACCGGCGGCGGTCTTGAGCACATCGTTAAGCCGCTCGGCTCTGCCGGTACGGCTGACCCGCTGAACCAGCGTGCAACTGTCGGCTGGAAGGCAACCAAGGTCGCCGAACGTCTGGTTGAGGCGTATATGATTCGCGTGGAAACGACTTCCACGTTCGATGAGACCCCGCTGACCTAACCACCAAGGGGACGGCTGTGAACGCCGCCCCCGACACTGAAACGGAGGAAAGACCGATGAGCGAAGCAAAGAACGCCGTTGCGGCTGTGAACGCCGCCCCCGCGGGCGAGGAGTACGTCAGCGTCCGCCTGTTCAAGGACAGCGGCAAGTATAAGGATGACCTGCTGGTGTGCGTGAACGGCGAAAGCTGCCTGATCCAGCGCGGCGTGACCGTGCAGGTCAAGAGAAAGTTCCTGTGGGCCATCCAGAACCAGATGAGACAGGACGCGTCGACCGCAAATCTCATCCAGACGATGAGCAGCGACTACGTTGAGAGCGCGAAGGCCCACAACGCGTAAGTGAATACGACCGCGAGACACGAAAAATGAGTTGCGACACGGCGCAGCAAGGGACGAAAAAGTCGCTCTTGCTGCGCCGTTTTCCATAAGAGAGGTGACAACATGGTTATTGAAAATGCTTACGCGCTCGAAGAGATCAAGCTCGGGCGCAGGGGGGAGAATCAGGCACGCAAGGTCGTCTTTAACGTGCTGGAAAAGTGGCGCGAGGGCTATGGCGAGGGCGTGGCGAGCCTGATCGTGCAGCGAAACGGCGATGCGCAGCCGTATCCCGTGACGGTGACAGAAGAGGACGGCGCGCTCGTGTGGCGGGTATCGAGTGTTGATACGGCGGTGGCCGGTGAGGGCGCGGCAGAGCTGCGCTATACCGTGGGCGATACCATTGTGAAGAGCCAGATATATAAAACACGCGTGCGCGAAACGCTGGAAGACAGCGGCGAGACACCGCCTCCGGCCTATCAAAGCTGGGTCGATGAGGTTTTGCAGGCGGCGGCGGATGCGGAGACGGCGGTATCCAAGATGCCATACGTCGACGAGACCACGGGCAACTGGTTCAAGTGGGATGCGGCGGCGGGAGCCTTTGCCGATACCGGCGTTCCTGCGACGGGCCCGCAGGGAGAAGTTGGCCCGAAGGGTGATACCGGCGAGCAGGGCCCGAAGGGTGATACCGGCGCAACCGGCCCCAAGGGCGACACGGGCGCAACCGGCGCACAGGGCCCCAAGGGAGATACCGGCGCAACCGGCGCGACGGGGCCGCAGGGCCCCAAAGGTGAGACCGGCGCGCGCGGCCCGCAGGGGGAGCAGGGCATTCAAGGCGAGACCGGCCCCGCTGGCCCACAGGGCGCAAAGGGAGACAAGGGCGATGCCTTTACCTATTCCGACTTTACGGCGGCGCAGCTTGCCGCGCTGAAAGGCGACAAGGGCGATACCGGCCCCCAAGGAGAGAAAGGTGACACCGGCGCGACCGGACCGACCGGCCCCGAAGGTCCGCGCGGCCCGCAGGGCGAACAGGGCCCGCAGGGACAGACCGGCCCGCAAGGCGAGCAGGGCCCAGCAGGCCCCAAGGGGGAGACCGGCAGCGGCTTCCGCGTGCTGGGCTACTACGCGAGCAAGGCGGCGCTGGACGCGGCCAAGAAAGCGACCGCAGCGGCGGGCGATGCTTACGGCGTTGGCACGGCAGAGCCCTACGACATCTACATTTTCGACGGCATTACCGGCGAGTTCATCAACAACGGCCCCTTGCAGGGCGCGAAGGGTGACACGGGGCCCGAGGGTCCGCAGGGTCCGAAAGGCGATCCCGGCGAGACCGGCCCTCAAGGCCCTGCCGGTGCGGATGGAGCCCCGGGCAAGGATGGTGCGAAAGGCGCAGACGGTGCCGCCGGCAAGGACGGCGTGACGTTCACGCCGAGCATGAGCGACGACGGCGACCTGTCGTGGACGAACGACGGCGGCAAGGCGAATCCGCAGACCGTGAACCTCAAGGGCCCGAAGGGCGACACGGGCGCACGGGGGCCTGCCGGTGCTGACGGCGCGAAGGGAGATACCGGCCCAGAGGGGCCAAGGGGACCGCAGGGAGAGCAGGGCCCGCAGGGCAAGACTGGTCCGCAAGGCGAAATCGGTCCGCAAGGCCTGACGGGTCCGCGAGGCCCTGCCGGCGCGGATGGCGCGAAGGGCGCGGACGGCGCAAAGGGCGCGACCTTTACCCCTGCTGTGTCCGCGGCGGGAGACCTGAGCTGGTCGAACGACGGCGGGCTTGCGAATCCCGCGACGGTCAACATCAAAGGCCCCAAGGGAGACCAGGGCGAAAAGGGCGAGCAGGGCGAGAAAGGCGAGACCGGTGCGACCGGCCCGCAGGGCCCCGCAGGCCCCGTCAATATCCCCTCCACCACCGCCATCCTCAAGGGCAACGGCTCGGGCGGGCTGGTGGCGGCAACGCGCGGCAGTGACTACATCGCATCCGGCAACATCGTCAAGCAGACGCTTGTTGCAACCGAGACCACGCCGACCGAGAACTACGCCATCAACTGGCTGTACGGCTAAGGAGGGCAACATGGCGAACAAAGCAATCGGCACACTGGCGGTCGGCTCGTCTGTGTACCTCAACGTCGGCGGTGTGCGGAAGGAATTCTTGGTTGTCCATCAGGGCAAGCCGAGCAGCATGTACGACGAATCCTGCAACGGCACTTGGCTGCTGATGAAGGATATCTACGAGAATAGGCAGTGGAACAGTTCCGACTACAACATTTATGAAACCAGCACGGTCAACACCTATCTCAACGGGCCGTTCTTCAGCCGATTCGACAGCAATATTCAAGGCATTATTAAGCAAGTCAAGATTCCGTATCGCAAGAACGGCGGCAATGGCGGCTCCGACCAGAGCGGCGCGAACGGTCTGTCCTGCAAGGTGTTCCTGCTGTCTGGCTACGAGATTGGCTGCACGAACAGCGACTTCCCCTTCTTCCCGGTAAACGGTACGAAGCTGTCCTACTTCGAGGCCGGAACCGGTTCGTCTGCGATGAACAAGCGTATTGCGAAACTGAACGGTTCGGCTGCTTACTGGTGGCTTCGCTCCCCGCTCACCCGCAATACCAGCGGCGTGTGGCGCGTCGACACTGGTGGCGACTGCGACAGCGGCAGCGCATCCGGCTCGTACGGTATCCGCCCCGCTTTGGTTCTCCCCTCCGACGCCATTGTGGACGATGGTGGAAACATCAAGCCGCCCATTGACCTCACCGCACACAAAACTCTCATCAACGGCACGGCCTACACCGTGAAGGGCGGAAAGTGCATGATCAACGGCACGGTGTACAACATCCTCAAGGGCAGGACGCT